TGGGGTTCTCTGAGCACCATCATCTGTTGAGGTTAGGGTGAGGTCTCCAGTAATAGATTGGTTGCCTGTGTCTAAGAGAACAGTGCCTGTCGCATCAGGTAATGTAATAGTTCTATCGGCTGTAGGGTCGGTGACAGTGAGGGTCGTTTCATGGTCATCAGCCGTTGCACCTTCAAAGATTAAATTTCTTTGAAATAACAGAATGTCTCTATAGAAATAATTTAAACCAAATTGTTGAGACATATAAAGTTGCTGAGAACCACCTATCATTCCTCTAAAATTTAATTTGCTATCTTCAGAACCATCGCTAACATCGCTGACAACACTTTCTATTTCTGCATAAACAATCTTTTCATCAGCATCGTTTTCACCAGTAAAGTTAATATGACCTAGTACATCACTATCCGCTGGACTAGAACTGTTTCTGTATAGGTCTAAAGTAGGGTTTTCTGTAGCACCAGCATCTGTTGAAGTCACAGTTAAATCGCCAGTAATGTCTAATCCACTATCACTCATAGTCATAACTTCAACATTGTTAATCCTATGTCTTACATTTCTACCAGAAGCCCCATTTAAATATGTTGTGCCATTTGCATCTTGTATAAGGGAATAATTTGTTGTGGAGTTTTGGTCTATATGACTAAAACCTGCTAGGTTACTATGACCAACAAAACCAATGTGTGCTTCACCTATTTCAGCAAAAGCGTCTGTGTCTCTTGCTATATCCAATCCATCAGCAACTAAAGTGCCTGTTACTGTCGCACCGCTTGATGTACTTTCTATCTTTTTACTGTTGTCGTGGTATAGTTCTACTGCGCCATCATTAAAAAACTTAGCCGCTGTTTCGCTTCCATCTGCTTTTTGTATCCCAACAAAACTTGCACCAATGAGCAAAGACCCTGTTCCAACGTCTTTAATCCTAGAGTTGCTACCATCGTGGACTATTTCTAATCCATCATCGCTAGTACCAAAGATTGCTTTTACATCATCGTTAAACGTCAAGTCACCAGATGTCTTTGTATCTGCGGCATCACTTCTTAGAAAAGAACCACTGTCTATACTGTCAAGAGTGGCGGCATCTACGTTAGTCAGATTGCGTCCATCTAATGCGATTATATGACCACTAGCATCTCTAAACACTGCCTTCTCTGCTGGTTGAGTACAGAACAGTGTTTTTGTACCAGCACCCCAATCAACAGCGTTATCAGAGTTACTAGACTGTAGTATGGTAGTTCTGGCAAGCGTAGTGCCAGAAGAGGTGTATGTGCCTATGCCGACTTCAAAATCAGCACCAAGCGTACAAGCATAATATGTAGTATTACCATTGCCTATTGAGCCAAATGTTTCAAAACCACTAACAGCACCAGCCAAAGTATATGTACCAGTACCCGTAGTGGTTGATGTTTCTTTTACTCTATCGGCAAGAACTAATGTCATGCTTACGCCTCAGTAATTGTAATTGCACCTGCTGCAAAACGAAGCGTATCTCCATCTGCTATTGTTTTAGATGCACTTAATGCTCCATAATATATTAGATTACCTGCACCTCTAGTAGCATTATCCCATATACCAAAGTGTGTTATAGTACCAAATGCCCCACCACTTGCTGTAAATTCTTCAGCAGTACTACTGGCGGCTGAACCACCACTAGCAGAAGCAAAATCTATAGCTTGCCTAGAATAACCATTTGAAGCCGCTAACTCTGCACCTGAACCATCCTCATCTGGATTAGCTGTATGTAAAGCAAGATACTTCTGTGTGACAAAACTAGATTCAGTAGTTCCTAGAAAATGGTCTAGTACTTTTAATTCTAAGTAATTTGATTTTGAAGACATTTTTTATTCCTATATATATAAAGTAAAAAGGGGCAAGTTGCCCTGCCCCCTTTATATGTTAGGCAAGTGTGTCACGGTCTACTTCATTAGCAGTCGTATCACCTTGTTCACTCACGTCCATCATAACTGCGTAAACACGAAGTTTACCAGCAGTGTACGTTGCACCATCACCTGCAAAGGTTAGGTCTAGTGTATCAGCAGTAGCCGAAACAAGGTCAGCAGAAACAGTTACGCTAGGAGCGTATGCTCCATCTGCCGCACCGTCAATGTCAAACGCTGTTACGTACTCATCTGCATCTACTGTACCTAAAGTTGCAGTAGCGTTAGTACCTGTGTTCATAGTTGCACTTTCTACAACTTGAAAACCTGCAGCAATAATCTTCGTATTAGCAGGAACAGTGATAGCTTGTACCACATCTGCACCAGTAGAAGAAACTGCTTGGGCTGTCAAATCAATAGTATTTTCAACCATGTAAGGAGCGCGACCACGTTTGGAGTTTCCAGTTGCCGCTTTAAGAGTGGATGTAATTGTAGCCATTTTTTAATCCCCCCTATGCCAAGTGATATTTGGCGTTAACAAGAGCTTCAGGACGAAGTATCTTGCGACCATATAAATGCATACCACGAACAATGTCAGCAAAGCTGTCAGGGTCACGATAAGTTTCGGTCTTGTTAATCTGCTCCGCAGTAGCAACAGCAGAATCATGCCCTGCAACAATCATACCATAGTTAGTACTAGAGTTCGTACCAGTAAAGGACGGACCTGTTCCAACAGAAGGAAGATTATTAGAGGTGTACACAGTAAAGCCATGAATCTGTGTACTGACCTGACCGTTCTGAAGACCAGAACCACCAAAGTCAGCATTGAATAAACGAGAATCTTCGTCTTTCAATAGTTCCATGAATACTGGGTCAACAACCAACCAACGCCCATTAGAATCAACATTTTGCTGGTCTAGCAAACGTGACATACGAGCGATAACTGTCAATGGGAATGTATCCCCAGAGGCAGGTGTTGAATCAGTAGCACCACCAGTACGAGGCTGAAGTGCAAGTGCATCACCAGCAGAACCACCAAAGTCGTTAGCATCAATCTTCATTGATGACAATAACTCATCTGTACCAGCAGTTGACACGGCTACAGAACCATTAACAGTAGAGTTTACTGTATCTGGTGTACCATGAATAGCAGACTGTTTAAAGCCAGTTAAGTAACCAAGTACATCTTGGTCAAACTGGTCAGCCAAACGATATGCCGCACGGTCAGATGCTAGTTGTTGGAAGTTCACATGTGAGTGTGCTTCTTCAATATCATCAACCTTAAATGCAAAGTAGTTAGCTTTGTCAATTGTTAGGCTGAAGTCTTCATCGTCAAGGTCTTGTGGTGTAATAGTTGTGCCACGTGCGTAGGCCTTAACAGTAATTTCGGGTTCTTTGATAATCTTAACGGAATCACCCATGTTAGCAATCTCACCAAAGTAATCAGAATTGGTGATAGCTTCACAAACAGCAGACTTGCGGAAAGCAAGTTGCACCTGTTTGCTATAAATAACAGGACTGAAATTGCCGTTAGGAAGATTACCGTACCCGGCAGCAGTAGAAAATGCCATGATATTCTCCTATGTTATAAGCATTATTTACAGATACAAACTTACAAGACTATAGAGGCTAATATTTTTAGGTGTGACTGTACGGGTCAGGCTAAATCTACTAGGTAATCCGAAGACATTGTTCGTTTGCGAATAGTGTGTGTACACAAATAGCTAGTCCGTGTACACGTGTTGACTATAGTTATACTGATAAAGTATTACTTGTCAACAGTTTTTTATCTAGCAGAACCAGATAAATCATATATGAATTTGCCAGAACGAATAGCTTCCATGATTTCGTCTGACTGTTTCTCATATTCTTGTGGTGACATCTTTTGGACATCAGATTCTTTTATGTGGGAAGAAGCGTCACTATCTTGTGGTTTAGTTCTTGCATTCTTCGTACTAACAGCTTCAGCAGCACCTTTAGCATTCTTGCTTGGTTTTGCCTTGCTAATATTTTTATCTGACTTGTATAAGTCAATTGCTCGTGCGGCAGACCTTGCATCATTGTCGTTATCATATAGAGCCTCTTGAATCCATTTAGGTTGTTCTTCAGCCCATTGATGAAAGTCATCACTGTCTCTGATATCTCCAAAGTCAGGATGCAATCTCATTAGCTCTACCTCTGCTTTTTCTTTGGTAGCCGAAACTTGCATCTCATCAATTGCTTTTATTCTTTCTTCTAAATCGCTAGATTGCTCTTTAGCTTTTTTCATAGCAATTGTTTCTACTATTGCCGCTACATCAGGATAATCTGCCGCCCATTTTTCTATGTCTTCATCAGATTTAGGCAACTTCATTTCTTTTTTAGTAGCTTCAGACAACTGACGTTTTATATTTTCCAGTTCTGTTTTAAATTCTTCAGCTTGTTTTTGCTGATGCCTACGTAAATCAGAATATCTTTTCTTAAAAGTTTTTTCTTCTGCACTAGTAGGTTCTGCTTCTTCAGGTTCAACAGTTTCTGCTTCACCCTTTTGTTCTTTCATTAATTGCTCTAACTCTTCTTCGTCACGCTTAATGCGTTCCTCTTGTGAGTAAGGTTTAGATACAAATGCTGTTTTCTTTTGCGGCTGCATTTCTTCAGC